TCACGCTTCCCTCCTTTTCAGAATCGTCAGCGCTGGTGCGCGCGAGTCGGTTGCTGATACCTTGTTTGCCGCCGCAATAAGCTGATCCAGTTCCGCTGCCGAGTAGTGGCTGGTGATGCTTCCGTTCTTGTGGCCGAGCAGTGCTTTCCGATCCTCCTCTGTCACCCCTGCAGCACGTAGCCTTCTCCCAAAGGTGTGCTTCAAGTCGTGAATGCGGATTCTGGCAAAGCCATCATGTGCCGGCCGCAAGAACTTCTCCTGCCACTTCTTCGCCGCCCGAATCCTCGCTTTCTTCCAGGCTGAGTCGTTCATGCGGTGAACCGTCGTTTCATTCCCCTCGCCATCTGGCTTGCCAAACGGGAACACGTAGAGCGGATGCTTGCCGCGCTGCTTCTCGATCACTGACTTGGCAACGTCATTCATCACGACCAGGCGCTCGTCGCGGTTCTTCACACCAGCCCTTGCGCTCCGCCCTCCAAATCCAGCCGGTATCAGGAACACACTCGCTCCCAGCTCAGGTACGGCAATCTCCCAATTCCACTGAAGTTTGCAAACCTCCTGCTCCCGGCACCCCGTGTTGACCTTGAACATTGCCATGGTCTGAAGGTGCGCCGGAAGCTCGGCGAACAGGATCGACTGCTCTTCCCACGAAAGCGGGTAGGGCTTCCGGCTGTTCGTCTTCTCATCAAGCAGAGAAATCATCGGAACCACATCAAGCAATGGTCGGCGCTCCTCATCTCTCCATTTGCGTGCGCAGAGGTTCAAAACCCGGATAACCCGCTGTAGCGCGATATTCACAGTCCTGTTCGTGACCGGCTTGCCCGTCGCCGGGTTCAGCTTCGATCGTACATATGGGGCAAGCGCATCGTCATCAATGTGAGTCAGCGGCATATCGCCAATGAACGGGTCGAGCTGCTCCATATAGGTCGCCGAAATATGGATGGACGCCTGATCCTTTACTTCCAGCAGGAAGCGAGTCGCCGCCTCCCGCCAGGTCCTAACCCGCCGAATGCCGTAAACCTTCTGCTGGCGCAACTTCTCCAGCTTGTGGATCAGGTACTGCTCTGCTTCGGCGCGGTCACAAGTGCCAGTACTCTCTTGAATTCGCTCTCCTCTGTATTTTTTGTCGATCTTCCAGATGCCGTTCGGCATTTGCTGGAGGCCGGTGATTGCTTTTTGGGCCATGGCGCTGCTCCTGTGGCCCGCGCCTGGCGCTCGCTGCGGGGCTGATTGTTGTCTTGATTGGTCGCCTTTTCAATCGACTTACTCTCGACGTAGGCGTCAGCCCATGCGTCAAGCTCCAACCGATCAAACCCGACCCCCTGTTTTCCAATAGGGAATTCGCGGACGTTAGGGCGTACCGTCTTGTTGAATTCGTCCCGGCACATGCCGAGGTAGCCGTAGGCATCACCGGCCCGGATGAATCGCGGGAGGATTGGCGCAGTCTGGGCCGCGCTTCGATTTGACATAGCTACCTCCCGCCGCCCGCTGTGGGCCGCGCTGTCTTGATGATTTGGATGACCAGGCCGAAGGTGATCAGCATCCAGGCACAGGTGCCGGCGAATGCGCCGAGTAGCGCCTCGGTGGTGCCGGTGCTGAGCAGGTCAGGGCCGAGCCAGGCGAACCAGTAGCCGGTGCCGGCCAGGTACAGCAAAGCGCCAAGCAGGATCAGGGTGAGTTTCGTTGCGAACATGGGGTGTCCTTGCCGCGCTGGGCGGCAGAAGGTGGTTAGTGATTTATCGAGGCGCAGACCACTTAAAGGTCAATGGTTCTGGCGGAAAGAACAGGTGCCGCATGTTCGCGACATTCACGATGTCCTGATCTGCAGGGAAAACCTCAACGGCATCCAGGCCTCCACGCCCGCACTCGCGCTTTAGGCGCATCAGCTCATCCCAGGTGACTTGGTCAACCCAGCTATCCCCGTTGTGGACGGACCGGCAGATGCTCATTCGTTGGTAGCCTGATGGCTCTGTGTATATCTGGACGAGAAAGCCGCGCGATCGCCAAACTTCAACCAGGTCTGGCGGCTTTAAGCGTGGCCACTCATCCGGTGGAACTCGCTGGAGATATGGCGGCAGCTTGGCGTTTTGCTTTTCGAGCAGGCGCCGTTGATTTCTATCCGTGTTCATGGCGATAGCTATCCTCGCCCGCCGTTCACCGGCAGGCATGTAGGGGAATGGAGTAATGGCGTTTTGCCTAGATATCTCTGTCGTTTGGATGGGTGTAAAACGGGTATTCATCCCACCCAGTCGCCAGGAGGGCGCGTGCCACATCAACTAGATGCGCCAATTGCGCACGCGTACCGCGGCCAAACGATGTTTCTCAAGTTCGTCTGGCGGCGCCCTAACGACAAAGCACCGGTCGCTGCCAAGATCATCGAGCCGGCGCCCATTCATGGCCTGGGCGAAGTCGCTGCCGAACTGATGGGGCCTTGGCCCGACTACCCAGCGGCGCTGAGTGAAGCTATGGCTGCAGCTGAGCGATGGGTCGACAGTCAGTTGCCCTGAATTACCGCACCGGCAGGCATTTAGGGGGATTGGGGTTAGGGGTAGTTCTTGCTGATCCGCTGGGCGATGGCTTCGAGCTTTTCGGCCATGCTCCACATGTCGTTGTTGTCGCGACGGGATACCACTGCTGCGCGTTGGACGTTGCGATCGATCAGGATCTTGGCTGCCAGCAGGATCAGCCAGGCTTCGGCCTTGCGCCGGAAGAACCGCTTCACGACTTCACCGCTGCGTGCCACTTCGCTTTGTACTCAGCGATGAAGTTCGCCGGGAATTGCGATACCCAGTTGCAGTAGGGGCACTTGAACTGTTCGCCGGTCCAATTGGTGCGCGGCATGCTGCAATGACCGTTGCCGCAGTACGGGGTGTAGCCAGGACGAGTCATCAAGTTTTCGCGAACTATGTTCATGGCCTACCCACCTTGTAGATGAAGACGTAGGCGAACCAGAGGGTGGCGATCATGGCGTCACCAGTTCGTCAGGTACGTCGAAGAAGTTGAGGCGACCTTTGATCGGTGAAAATGGCAACGGCTTCGGATCGCGGAGGGCAAACGCCTTCTCTCCCATGTACCAGGGCGAGGCGCTGGTATCGAGGCTATCGACCAGCTCGACCGAGCCAATGATGCCGCCGCGCTGCATATCATCCCGGTCCGGCATCGGTAATCCTCGCTCCGAGCAGTACAGCAGTGCCTGGGTGAACTCGTTGCTGGTCATGCCTTTGGCAGCATGTACCAGGAAACGACCGCGAAACTTGGTGTGCCAGCTTCGGTTTTCGATGTCCTTGCCGCCGTGGATGATCAGCCAGGCCCAGGGCTGGCGAATGGAAAGGGCTTTCATCGGCAACACTTTTCCTTGCCGCTATAGCGGCTGACTTTGAAGGGGGAGGGGTTACAGAGGTTTCAGCAAATCAGTTGTGCCAGTGCCAGCAGGCACCAGCAGTAGGCGGGGAGTTGGGTCATGGCTTCTTCTCGTAACGGGCGATCATGTCAGCCAAGCTGATGCTCTGGCCCTGTTTGGTATTGATTCGAACGAATACCTTTTTAAAGTCCTCGCGATCTTCTTCAAGGGTGGTGTCATCGCCAACACCCTCTGCTGGCTTGAGTGCGGCGTCGACACTTGCGAACAGGGTCGGATAGCCGTTTGCCCAGTCTTGCTTGCGCGCCGACTTCTGGACCTCACGCAACAACCCCTCCAGCACATCCGCCCGCTCATCCGCTGCGGTCAGGCGCTGTTGCAGTGCGTCACGCTCGGCGACAACGCGGTCATACGCCCAGTCCTTCACAACGCAAGTGTCGTCCTGATGCCAGCCTTCCTGTACCAGCCTGCTGGGGGCGATCCAGTAGCGCTCGACTTCGCTCATACAGCCTCCCTCGTTACCAGATCATGGGCATTCATAGCCGTCATGCCGGCCTGCTGTTCCTGGCGCAGCGCCTGCTGTACTGCCTCGACAACCCGCCGCAGGTACGTGAACTTGTGGTTTTCTTCGACAGCCTTGCCGTAGAGCGGGTAGTGCCATTCCTCACCGAACAGCTCGGTCAACAATCTGCTCTGGTGCCAGCATTCGTTCGGGCTCTCGATACTGCGCAATGAGTCGATGTCGTGCCAAAGCTCGCGGGCCTCGCTCTTGCTCAGCTCGCCCAGCTCCCATTCGTGTCGACCGGTCTGTTGCCGTCGGCGCTGGATGATGCACTTCTTAGCCAAGTCGTGCAGCGCGTCACCGCTGAAGACGGTGGGGCTGATTCCCCGATCCAGGCAATTCAGCACATAGTCCCAACCGCAGTTCGTGACGAACTCCGCAACGGTGCGCGGGCCCATACCACCCCAGTACGCATTCCAACTGTTGTCCCAGCAGTTGATGGTGATCTTGCCCTGGGCGGTCTGGTAGTTCGGATCGGATTCGATCGGGCAGTCGCGCCGGCCGAAGTCCTCGAGGAAGACGGTGATCGGGTCCAGCCGCGGCGCGCCGGTGATGACCAGCTTTGTGACTGTCGAGCGCTCGACCTGGAGCTGCTCGGCGACTTTGTTTTCTGTAGGCATGGGGAGTCCTAGCCGGGCCAGGCCTGGCTGTGGAGTGGGGGAGTTACTTGTTCTGAAAGGTCTTGGTGAGCGCGGCGTTGACGCTGTTGCCACGCTTCAGCACGACGCGGGCGAGTGCTGCCCGGTCTTTGTGGCTATGGCTGGCCTGGCTGAGCAGGCCGAAGTAGCTGTTTGCTGGGTTATGCCACGTGCTTCCAGATCCGTCGGCATACAATCGCGCTGATCAGCGCCTGAGTTACCCCGTACCGTTTCGCCAAGACGACGCCGCCGAACTCTCGGCTATGCGGTTTGAACATAGACCTGATCTCAATGACCTGTGCCTCGGTCAGCTTCGCCGCCGGGTGTCGCTCGCCTGTGCCGTCGGTCCCGTGGAGCTTCTTGTCGGCCTCGTTCTGGGTCGGCGTGCCATAGGCAAGATTGCCGACGCGACCGTTGGTTTTGTCGCCATCCAGGTGGCGGCAAATGTGGCCGTCCGGGATAGGCCCTATGAAGTGAATGGCGACCAAGCGGTGGATCAGGAAGCCCTTGGAAACCTGTCTGTTCCAAAGCTTTACTTTCGGATACCCCTTCCTGTCGAAGTAGTGGCTCTTGATGTGAGAGCCGCGCCTGACCCGCCCGTGACTGCTTACCTCGTAGTCCGGCCAATCCGATACTCGTCGCCATTGCTCTTCAGTCATGTTCAGTCCTCAGGAGGTGACATAGATACGGCGGACAGGGCGCGCGAGCCGCTCGGTGCTCTTGCCGTCGTAGAGGAGCCAGCCATCTCCAAAGGCCATGAAGTAGGCGCTGTAGGCGGAGCGCTGCGTGCTCAGCCAGTGGTATCGATCATCTCGAAGCTCCACCAGGCCATCAGCCTTGGCCGCCATCAGCAGTTGGCCCTCAAGGCAGGACGGAATAAAGCCGCCCAGTTCCAGCGCTTTTACGGCGATCTCGCTGCCGGCCTCGGCCATGGCGCGGGTGTTAGCTTCGCCGTCGCTATAGCTGCCGGCGCCTTCGATCTTTACGCCATACTCACCCCAGACACCGTTGAGCTCGTCAGGCAGAAGGATCAGGGCGCGCTCTACGCCGTTGAGCCAGTAGCGGGTGACGAATACGCCGCCGGCCAGAGGTTGGCCGCGCTCAGGGAGTTCGGCGGCGAGGGCGGTTTGCTGTGCTTGCTTGGTCATGGGGTTGCTCCGGGTAAGCGCCGCCCTCCGGTTACCGGATGCAGCGAGTAGGGTGGGTTATTCGTCGCCGTCGTCTTCGGCGTTCATTTGGAGCGATTCGGCAAAACCTGCTTGCCGCAATTTGAGCGCCACGTTTTCTGTTATCTCGTAGCCGTGGGGCTTAATTTCGAATAGAGGGGCGGACTTCTCCGCACCCAACGAGTGGGCATATGCGATCAGTCGCCAGATGGTTGTTCGGTCTTTTGCCTCACCCAGTTCTGCGGTGAGCTCGTCCAAACGGTCACGCATTCCCTGGCGGAAGTAGTGACGGATGATGTCGGACGGCCCTTTTACCTTGGGTGCTGCTGGCGGCAGATCTTCTGCCTTGGCATTGCGCACCAGCAGTTGCACTGCCTCGCCCACTTCCTTGATCTCATGCCAGAGCATCAAGTCGTCGAGCATCTGTCGGGTGCCGCAAGGCGTCGTATGCCGCAACTCCTGCTCGCCAAGCTCCTGCCGCTTCTCGGCCAGCCTGGCTGTTCGTTCTTCCTGGGTCACAGCCATGGCCTACCTCTTCTATTCCGCTGGCCGGCAGTGCGAGCCAGGTTTGTCGTTTGCGTTGCTGGGTGCGGGCTATGCGGCGCATGAATCGACCTTCACCTGGCGCCAAGCACCGACCGCTTCGAAGATTCGCGCGGCGTGTTCCTCGTCCAGCGACAGAGTGTCGGGGATGGCGATCCAGCCGGAGGCCACCATCTGGCTTTGGTTGGCCTCGGCGCGCAGCTTCATGTAGCAATGCTCGATCACGTCTTCCAGGTGGTCGGACAGGTAAACCCCGTCCGGCGCCAGTTCCAGCGACTTGCTGTAGCGGTCGCCGCGAGCGTCAATGCACATTGCGCTCATGTAGATCGTCCAGCGGTGAGGGATTCCGCACACGGCCTGGCCAATCTTCCCTGGGGCGATGTTCTTGAGTGACTTGTAATTGATCATGCCCTGGCGGCCGCTGGGATCGATGTTCACCACCGCGACATGGTTGGATGTCAGGAGTGACCGGCACGACCGGGCGATGCGCGCCTGCAGGTTGTGAGGCTTACGCTTGCTCATAATGCCTCCGCCAATTTGCGCAGCGCGTTACGCTCAGCCCTGGTGATGGCTGGCTTTCGGCGCTTGAGGATGGTTTCGGGATCAATCTTCGCGGATCGCTTGGGAGGGATCGGATTGCCCGCCAGGCTTGGCACCTGGGCGACGTTCCCGCCGGCAGCCAGGAACTGCGCGGTGCGTTCCGATATTGAGTCGGCGTGCTGGCGGTGCTGCTCTACCAGGCTTAGGTGGTTGCTGACGTAGGTCATGCTGCTTTGCTCCTCATCCGCTCCCGCATTTCCTTCTCAAGGTCGGCCAGCTCTTCCAGAAATGCCGTGATTTCGGATTCCATCTCGCGGGCTCGCTTGAAGTCGAACTCGTACCGGAAGCAAACGTACTGAAGCTCTTCAGGCAAGCGGTCGTCGTAGCTCACGAAGTCGGCCCACTTGCGGCCGGTGCAAGCCATCTGGGCCAGCATCTGCCATTCGTACTGAGGGTCATGCTTGCCTGACTGCATCGTCGCGATGTGGGTTGCGGTGTTCGGGCACTTGATTTCAAGAACGCCATCATCACCTGCAAGCCCATCTGGTGATGCACCGAAGCCCTGGATCTTGGGGTGCATGACAAGCCCGGTCTCTTCCACCATCAGACCCTTATCAGCCTCGTAGGCCATGCAGGCGAACGGCTCAAGCTCGACGCCGCGCTGTACTGCAGCGTTGCGCGAAAGGTCGCTACCGCCTTGCTGTCCGGTCAGGCGCTCACAGAGCAGCTCCATCATGTAATTTTTGCGAGTGGCAGAAGGTGCGCCGCCGCGCCCGCTGGCCATCACATCCTTGACGCGGCTGGCCGTGACGTTGCCCAGCCTTGCCGCAAACCATTCAGCGCTACGCTGTTCCATCTAACACCTCCTCAGCTTCACCTTCGATTGGCTCGGCTGCTGCTTTCAGGGTTTCGCTGCGCTTGGTCACTTCCGCCTTAAAGCGGGCGTGACCAGCAGCATCTTTGGCTTGCTTCATCGCGGCCGTGCCGTTGTGGTAAACCTCGGCGAGTGACTCCAGACTTCCGGCGCGCATAGCCAAATCAATCCAGTCGTTCACCATCTCAGGGTCGGTTGGAGCCGAGCCTTGAATCGATGCGAGGCCTTCGCCGCCATCGGTGTTCAGGTGATGGATGGCCTGCTCAAGTCGCTCCGTCTTCGGCCAATACTTGTAGCCGCGCTTCACCACGGTTTTCTTTGCCATTTCACCCGGGTCGGTAACCCATGGGCAGGATGACTTCTTGCTGATCCATGCTTTCCAAGCGCTTGAACGGTCACGGATCGCGTTCACGTCGTCGATGCTCATCGTCTCGGTGAGGTAGTCGCCGTCTGCCGTCTTGACCACCACATAAACGCCGACAGCCTCGCCACGATCCTTTGCGAACGGGTTGTATGAGTGGGTCGGCGGCTTGTCGAAGCCGTTGAGAGCGAAGGAGTCAGCCGTATAAACCAGCTCGGCCTGGGCCCAGCGAATTGCGCCAGTGGCCATGGCCAGGTCCATCAGACCGATATAGCTGATGTCCAAGCAGATCTTGCCGTCCCGAGGAACCAGATAGGCCTGCTTCTTCGCAGGGTTCAAGCTGATACCGATGGCGGCGATGTTCGTGATTGCGTTGACCACTGACTGCCGGTTCTGTACGGCGATCTTGGTGGCGTACTCGCTGGAGGTGATCACCTGAATGGCGAATTCAGCCTCGCGCTCGAAGTTCAGCGAGCGGTCGGTCAGGACGTTGGCGAACTGATTGCGCGCACCGTAGATGTCCTGAGTGATTGTTGCGACGGCTTGGCTCATGGCGACCTCAGTAGGAAATGGATACGGCTGGAATCTTGCGCTGGGCAATCAACTTAACGGCCTGCTTGGCGCACTCTTCTGGCATGCCGCCAGCAATAAAGGCGTCCAGGGCTGCACGGTTGATTGCGCGGCGATGCGCTTCATCAGCTTCGCGGGCCTGGGCCTGCTCCAGTTCGAACGCTACGGCTGCGGCCTGGCGTGCCAGTTCGTTCTGGCGTGCTTGCTCGACTGCCTGCTCCTGGCGCTGCGCTGCGGCGGCACGATCTTGCTCGGCGCGCTGTTCGGCGGACAGACGGCTTGACTCGGCCTGCGCCGCTGCTGCACGGGCCTGCTCGGCCTGTAGTTCAAGTCGCATGCGCTGGCGCTCGGCGGCGGCCTCGGCATCCAGTACGGCTTGAGCGGCGGCGCGCTGTGCGGCGGCGGCCTGATCAAGTAGATCCTGTTCTCGGCGGGCGGCGGCCAAGCGCTCAGTCTCAGCACGCTCAGCTGCTTCACGGCGGGCCTGATCAGCGGCGGCCTGGGCGATAGCAGCGTCACGGTCTCGCTGGGCCTGGGCTTCTGCTTCGGCGCGCAACCGGACGAGTTCGGCCTGCTCGGCTTCGTGCTGGGTGCGCTCGGCATGTATTGCGCGCAATAGTGAGAGGGTGCGGTCTTTCGCCTGGGCTGCTTCTGGCAGGAACTCTTCCCAGGAGTCGCCAAGCTCGATGGCTTCCAGCTGGACAATCACTTGCGCCACTGCAGCTGCAGTCGGCGTGGCGCCAAACACTTCCATGTCCTTGATGGCCTGGATGTTGTCGACGTGCCGGTCCTTGCGGACCTGCTCGGCATTTTCCCAGTCGGTCAGGGGCTGGCGGGTTGCATCGCGCAGGCTGTCCATCTTGGTGACGAACTCGCGTAGCTCGGCCTCGACGACCTTTGGCATTTCCTTGAGGCGCTTGAGGTAGTCGCGACCAGGCTTCTCGACAGCAGCCTTGGACTTGCTCACCGTTGCTGCCAAGGAGGCGATGCGAGCGCGACCTTTCACAGTGGTCAGATCGGGCACCTCTCCGGTGACTTCTGCTTTCACCGCTTCGAAGAACTGGCCCAGGCCGCCGGCCACGTAGATGGCCGGAGCATTGTCGGCGCTGATGTCGTCGATGGTGATTACTTGCTGTTGTGCGGACACGGTGACTCCCTGCCGCGATGCTCGCAGCGATTAGAGGTGTTGTTTATTGAGTGATCAGGCCACCGATAGCGGGGCCCAGTAGAACGATGGTGAGGAAGGTCAGGCCAACGATGGCCGACAGAGCGCGGATGGCGCGGCGCCGGTGCCGCTGGTGGGTGGTCATGTCGACCGCTGCGCCTGTGCGCGGCGCGTAGGGCCGAAAGCCATGTTCCAGCGCGAAACTTGGCGCTGGTGCGGTGTTGCATCGGCGCCCGGGTAGACCTCTTGTCCGCAGCGCGGGCAGTTGGCTTGATCGTCACAAATTGCCACCTGGCAGCAGCGCGTGAACATCGTGCTGTTAGTGGGTGAGCAGAGAAATACGCTGATCATGCCTTCACCTCATAAGCAACTGTCCACTCGCCACACATGCAGGCCCGGCCACTCCATGCGTGCACGTTGGGGATACCGGCGTCATGTGCCAACGACAGGGCTCCAAGCCACTTGGGATGGGTGAAGGCCAAGATCATGCGGTCGGCGGGCAGCTCTTCGATTTGCTCGTCGATCAGCGATTTCACGATTGGCGTGGTCATGCTGCAGCCCTCTTGAGCTCGGTATTGCGCTCGACGAACTTGGCGTCCAGCGCATCGCGGTAACGGTTGGCGGTAGGGGAGTCGACCAGGTCGGCGAACTCGGCCATTTCGATCATGCCCATGACGAAGGTGCGATCCGGTACCGGAGTGAAGGACTTCTTCATCTTGGCGATTTCCAGGCCCAGGCGGGCGAGGGCGGTAGGGGTGTTCATAGTTCGTCGTCCTCGGCCTGGGCGGCCAATGCATCGTCAGCTAGGGGCCGAAGTAGGGCCTCTGCAATTTCGCCAAGCTTGCCGAAGGGGTGGTCGCTTCGCCCCAGCAACTCGGCGGCTGCGTCTTTGTCGGCCCGCCCGCAGTTGTTGGCGATCAGCATCCAGCCAAGTGCCGGGGTGCCGACCTCACAGCTCGCCTGCCGGCTGTTCGCCAGCTCGTCCGCCGCCAGTGCCAGTTGTGCGACCGTGACGGCCTGAGGCCTACGCAGGCGACGCTGGAACTTCACATCCTGACCGAAGCGCACCAGCTGCTCGGTGGCGTTGTACAGCCACTCTGCCCGCGCAAGCTCACGAGGGGTTTCACTCACTGGAGGCGGCAGATGGTTATCGAATTCACTTTGTGCGAGCGCTGTTGCGTTCATGGTCGCCTCCAGGGTGGCGTTATTCGGTGGGCGGGGTGACTGCTCGCGTCATCGAGTATTCGTGGTAAGCCGGCTCCTGATCACGCCAAGTCCGCGCTTCGACGTCGATGATTCCATTTGTCCAAACAGTGGTAATCGGTCCGTATTGCGGGTCGCTGTTCGTGCGAGCCAAGGTGAAGTGTTTCTTTGGCTCGCTTGCCAGCATCCCAGCCATGACGTGGATCAGGTTCAGCATGCGGTAGGCGTCACCACCGTCACGGCTATTCGCGTGGATCGGTTTGATATCGCTCATGGCGACCTCCAGTGTTTGTGATTAGGCGAAACGGGCGGCGAGCATGGCGTCGGCCATTGCGTAGGAAATTTCCGCAACCGTTGCCATCTGCTGGGCAGAGCTTTCGCCGAGTGAATCAAGCGTCTCTGCCTGCCATGCGTTGGCGAGATAGCCCTGCATGGCCTTGGCGGCGAAGTAGTCGCGAAGATTCATCTCGAGAGGCCGGGAGCTTTCAGTGGCAGCTTGTCGGGCGCTCGGCGCAGGACCGTCCTTTAAGCGAAGGCCGTGGGCTTGAATTGCGTTAGCGATTTCTTGAGCAGATTTTTTGCCCATGTTTGGTATTTGCAGAAGGTCCAGATGGCTTCGCTTTACAAGCTCATCAAGGGTCAAAATGTTTTCGCACTTCAGAACGTTTATCGTCCGAACGGTGAGCCCCATCGACTCGAAAATATTCATATCGCCTCCAAGTTGGCGGGTTGTTCACCTGTATTCGTCAACACTCATGCCTCCCGCTGGTTGCCGATGGGCGCGGTGGAGGAGTGCTGACGTAATAGGGGCGCATAAAAAAGCCCGAACATTGCCCGGGCTTTACCTTCGTACGTGACTGCCGGGCGCATGTGGCGTCGGGCAGATATTGGCTAGTCCATGATGGGGATCCTCGATTGTGCGGTTGTTTTCCCGATGACCACCGCTCTGGATGGGCATCAGTGAAAAGGTCCGTCACGCCAAAGCGTTGTTGTCGTACTGCCGGGCGCCTATGTCGCAATGACTATGGCCTTGGGCAATGGCGTCGTAGTGGTAGAACAGCGAACCAGTAGCGCGGCACTCTCCGCTTTCTTCATCAGCGATCACGACCGCTGTGATCCGAGTGTTTCGAGCGCTGCTGGTGAAGTGAGCGCTGTATTCACCCAGGCGGGCGATGGTCTTGCCGTTTTCTTCTGTACTGGTGAAGTTGAACATTGCATCGCCCTCCAGGGCTCGGTTGTCATCCCAAGCAGCCCTCGCAAGAAGGCTGCTCAGTGATGCTTTCCGCCGTGACCCGCTACTGGCGTCGGTCACCGGCTTGAATCGAATGTCGCGTCTCGCCGTTTGCGTCGGTTCCCCGATCACCCCAGCTCAACTTTCCGTCTTACTTAAAGAACTTGGTTCCAGTCGGTCCCCTTGTCGGGGGCTGGGAGATCATTTCGCTGATCCCGGGCTATCTGGCGGCTTCACCAGTCGTGTGGCGAGCCTCTTTGAGGCCCTTCGCAGGGACTGTGTCGCTGCGATGGGTGAAAATTAGCACTGCTGTTATCTAATGTAAACAGCAGTGCTGATATTATTTTCACCAGTCGTAAAAAAGCCCGCACAGGACGGGCTCTCTCAGCGGGTTCTCAATCTTCTTTGGGGACGGTCCAGAAGATGCGGACATTGCCGTCGTCGTGATGGGCAAGGGTCACGTTGTCGTTCTCGGCGATCTCAGCAAGCATTTGATCCCAGTCCTCTGGTGAATCATTTGCTGATCGCTCCAGCAGGGCTGACTTGGCCACCTGCGAGCGTGGATTGTTGATCACGCGCTGAATGCGCATGCCCAGCAATTCGTAGGATGTTGGTTCTTTCGGTGCTTGGGACTTCTGCTTTGCCATGGGTAACCCTCCTTAATGAACTGTACGGATAAACAGTATTTCATGCTGATCGGAAGGGCAAGCTGAAAAGAGTACAGATGTACTCTTTCGAATCGCAGGCAATAAAAAACCCGGCTCTAGGCAGGGCTGCAACACACTCACGTCGCTGTTCCCTCAGCTGCTGTCAGGGTTAGCTCCGGGGAAGGAAGCGTTGCCAGCCAGAGACAAGAAGCTCGGCAGTAGGCCAGGCTATCGGTTGTAGATCAAAAAAGGCCTGAAGTGGCGAGCCAAAACTCGTAAGGGCTCAGAGCTTCTGTCTTCGTAGTGGCCTTGAGCGATGCCTGAGATCATGTCGGCGAATTGCACGCATAGATTCTTAGAGCTATCGCAGGGGACGGTTTTCAGCTCTGTGGCAACCCCGCGCTCCATCCACAACTGTGTTTGCAAATAGTCATGAAGGCTATTCCCGCTCTGCACCTTTATGCTGCGATCATCGGGCGCGAAGATCACCTCGTCAGCCCTGGCCATGTGATCCAACAGGAGCATGCCGATCATATAGTTGTAGAGCTTGTTGGGGTCGCGCCGTATGTGCGGCATCACATTTTCTTTTTTTGCTGTGATTGACACGTATTGGATCGAGCCAGCATTACCGGCGCATAGCTTTGCTGCCAAACGCGCAAATTCAAGCCTCTCTTCGGGGGTCATTCGCGCCCACTTCTTTTCTTTGTCTGTGGGCCACTTGAATTTGTCGTAGAGCTTTCGCATAACGCGAGCAGGCAATCGGACCGATTGCTCGGAAGCAAGTAATGCAGAGATTGTGAGATATCGGCTGGATCCGCCATCCCGATACGGGAGGTCAAATTTCCAGCCTAGATCACCGCTTTCATCCAGGAAAATGAATAATTTCGTCATTGAACGCGGTTTCAGAAGAAGGGCGGTGCATTCCCTAAGGCCGACGCTCTTACAGAGCGCTTACGATACAAATCATGCTTCGCGGTTGTCTCAGGATTTACATGCACCGTGACTGAATGTTAAGAACCAATGGTTCGTATGTCAAGAAGTGCTTGAACGTTGCGCAAAAAATGTGCTTGGTCGCAGTAAAACCTACAGATCACCCCCGCGCCATATGACTCGGCCGATGATCCGGTGCTCGTTGATCTCGCTACGTGACAGCATCAGATCTGGATACTCGCCCTTGTCTTCGTTATCGCTACGGATGATCCATCCTCCCAACGGGCTCTGCACCAGGCGTTTAACGATCACGCCCTTGTCTGCGCTTGCCATCACGAAGATCTGACCGTCGGCCGGCTCTGCACGCGACTTGTCCACCAGCAGCACATCGTGGTCGTCGATGGTCGGCCACATGCTTTCGCCGTCTGCATAGATGACGATCAGGTTCTTGGGGTTTACACCCTTGATGCGCAGCCACTCACGCTTGAACGCAAGGGTTGCCACCGATTCGACGTGTGGGTTTTCATGACCCAGTCCGGCTGCAGCTTTAGCGGAGTACTGAGGGACGAAGGCGTATTTCTCATCAACAGGCTCTATGTCAGCGCCGCCAGGGAAGGGCGTGTCTGTAGGTGAGGAGTTTGCAGCTGCGGCATTTCTTGCTGGCTTAGCTGGGCTGTCTACCGCGCGGGTAATGCCCTTCGCGAGGGTCGGACTGACGTCGGCTGGTTCGAAATCCAGCGCGACAGAAAGCTTCACAAGCGCTTCAAGATTCAGCGCCACCTTCCCATTCAAATACTGACTTACGGTGCTCTGAGGTGATTTCCATTCGCAGCGCTCGCCAACTTCCGTCTGATTTAACGTTGGCTTATCACCGCGCTCACGAGACTCCTTCACACGCTCGACGTATTTCGCGCGTAAGCGCTCGGCATCCGCAAGCTGGCAGGCCGACAAAGGGGTTCGTGTAGGTTTTTTCATGCTCGCGATTAAGTAGCACCGCTGTTGCTTTCGCAAACAGCAGTGCTAATCAACTCCTTGTTTTCTGCAAAACAGCAGTGCTAATATCACCCCAAATTAACCGGAGACCTATCAATGCAGACCGTAACCCTTGGGGAGTACCTGGCATTACACGGCACCCAGAGCGATCTCGCCAAGGCTCTGGGTGTCCAGCAGAGCGCCGTTTCTCAAATGCACCGCTCGAACCGGACGATCACCATCACGCTGATGGATGACGGGTCGATCCAAGCGAATGAGATTCGGCCTATCCCCGCCCGAAAGACAGCTGCTTAACCCACTTCCAACCACACAAGGAAACACAGATGTCGTACTTCGCACCTGACCACCTCCACGACAAGCCGACCAAGGTTCGCCTGGACGAGGCGGCTGACGACCTGCTGACAGCGATGGCCCGCTTTCAGCGGACCCAGAAAGCTGTGCTCGCTCGCGAAATCCTGGAGCGCGGCCTGAACCAAATGATGGAAGAGCTTAACGCGAAAACAGACGTGGCCTGAAGTAGCCGAGGAGGCCCTGTGCCTGAAAGAAAGCCGCTGGAAATCCAGCTCGACTGGCAGGGACTCGCTGATCTGGAGCTATTAGCCAGACGCAACGGGGTAACGCCAGAAGAGATGGCCGCAACAATCATGAACCGGGCGCTGGATCGAATGACCCGGCCACCAAAGAGCCGGAGCAACGTCGCTTCCATAGGACGCAAGGGCTGATTAGCCCCTCAGGGACTATTGAGGATCTGCCAATGAAACACCCATCAACCAAATCACAGGCACAAAAAAGCCAGGTTCGCGGCCTGGCTTTTCGTGCAGCACATACAACTAATGTCTGGAGCGAATAATGCCTATTCCCCAATCGATCGTCAACAGCAACGAATGCGCGCCACGATTTCTGCAATCGCAAAACGTGGCGCGTAGCAATTTTCACCTCAATGCCGCAATGAGCGCCGCGAAGCAGATTCGCTTCCAGTACTCCAAGCCATCCAAAAATAAGCTCGTGCATGAGTGCCTTGATCAGCTCCAGGCATTCCTGGCCTCCTCGAAAGGCGTCCGCCCATGAGCAATGTCATTCCTCTCAAAATCACCGGGGGTTTCACCCGGATGGAAAACAAGCTCATCGAGGCCTTGATGGTTGTCGATCTGCCTGGGCGCGAACTGAAGGTTGCGCTGTACGTTGCCAGAGCCACCATAGGCTATCAGGTGGCCGAAGCTCGCATCCAGGCTACCGAGATATCCAAGGCGACCAACATCCACCCTGACGTGGCTTCCAAGGCCATCAGCCACCTATTGAAACGCCGTATCCTCTATCGGGTTGGCGGGGCGCGTGGCGATATCGGCATCAGCGAGCCTTCCGAATGGATCTTCTACGACACCAAAAAAGAATGTCCGACTCAGACCATATCGTCCGACTCGGATCATTCAAGCCGAGTCGTCAGCATTGCGAGACAGACCAAATCCGACGACTCCCTTCTTTATACAAAGAAAGAACCCCTAGTAACTGTTTCTACGAAACAGATTACTGCCCCCCAGGGGGCGGAACCCGCTCAGCCTGAAATCAAAATCGGAAAAGCGGCATGTGGGGTTTTGTTCGATGGTGAAGATTTTGAAGTCGACGCCACCCTGATCACCAAGTGGGCAGAAGCCTACTCGCCGATTGACGTTGAAGCCGAGATCAAGCGTGCCGCCGCCTGGGCCAGTGGGAGCAAGCCGAAGAAGGACTGGCGCCGCTTCCTGGTCAACTGGCTGGGTCGCGAGTTCAAGAAGAACCCAAGCGGCGCATCCGAGGCCGGTGTGCCGGTGGACAAGATTATCGACCTGTACCACAAGGTCTGCCCGAACCTGCCGACCGTCACCGTTGCGAGCGACAAGGTATTGCGCAGCATGATCGCCGAGCGCTGGAACGAATCAGCATCGCACCAGAGCGGGCAGGGCTTCTGGCTCCCGTTTTTCCAGAAGGCAAATAACCGCAGCCAGGTGTTCTTCCGTGGTGCCAACGTTGCGCCGAGACTTGAGTCCCTGGTCAGTCGCGCCGTTTTCCGTGAAGTATCGGAGGCTGCTCAATGATGGATCTCCAAAGCCTTGAGGCTGAACACGGCGTGATTGGCGCCATGCTCTGCCAGCCGCACCTGATCGACGTGCTGAGCGACGACCTGTCCGCCGATGCGTTCGCATGGGAAGACAACGCCGAACTGTACCGCCTGATCCTGGAAATGCACGCCGATGGCCAGCCGGTTGACGTAGTGACGCTTCATGACCGCCGCGCCGAGCTGTCGAGCGGTGTTCGTGTGGCCGCCTACGCCGCCGAAATCCAGGCCAGCACACCCAGTGTTGCGAATGCTCAGGTGTACGCCAAGATCATTCGCCAGCGGGCCGTGTGCCGCCTGATGTCCGCCGCCGCCGCCCGAATCAACGAGATTGCCCATGAAGAGGCGAGCATCGAGGACAAGATCTCCCTTGCTCAATCCATAGTGCTTGGCCTAGACAGCACCGGTAGCGACGGTGAGTGCCAGATGATCGGCGACATCCTGATCCAGCACGTTGAGATTCTGCAGGATCGTCTGGACAAGTTCGCCGCCGGGATCGTAATCGACGGACTAGGTACCGGCATTCCGGATCTGGATGCGTACACGCAAGGGCTCAAGTCCGGACAGATGGTGGTTGTCGCCGGCCGGCCAGCGATGGGCAAGACCACCCTGGCCATGAACATCGCCGCCGACGTGGCGATCAATCAGAAAAAGCCCGTGCTGGTGATCAGCCTGGAAATGAGCAAGACCCAGCTGATGGATCGCCTGCTTGCAGCCGTAGGCGGGATTCCTCTCCCATCGCTGAAGACTGGTGAGTGCAGTAACGACCACTCCACCGAGCTGAACATGGCGGTCATGCGCCTGCGTGACGCGCCTATCGCTGTGTCGGACGTTCCGGTCATGACTATGCCGCGCATCCGCTCAATTTCCCGTCGCCAGTCGCACCGCATGGGCTCGTTGGGCCTCGTGGTGATCGACTACCTGGGTTTGGTTGAGGGTGAAGGGAAGGGTAGGACTGAGGACGTTACCGCCATGTCCCGCCAAATCAAGCTGCTGGCCCGTGAGCTTGATTGCCCAGTGATCATCCTATCGCAACTCAACCGAGGCTGTGAAAGCCGTCCAGACAAGCGCCCGGTACTCAGCGACCTGCGCGAGTCCGGCGCTATCGAGCAGGACGCAGACATCGTCATGTTCGTTTATCGCGATGAGGTTTACCACCCAAACACCCAGGACAAGGGTATTGGCGAAATCATCATCCGCAAGAACCGGGATGGCGAGATCGGCACTGTGCCGACAGCCTTCCAGGGCGCCAAGTCCAGATTCCTGCCGCTGGCCAACCACGCCCGCCAAGACAACGTCGTGAAGGTGAATTTCTGATGAGAGAGCGCAGAACGGTTTATCACCACCAAGGCTATCGCCTTAGGTCGTACACGGAGTTGCTTTGGGCGCGGGTGCTTGAGGCGGCCGATATTTTCTACCTCTACGAGCCTGATCTGGTACGTGTGGATGACGGGTTTTACTTGCCCGACTTCTGGCTTCCGAATGTCGGGATTTATGTGGAAGTCAAGGGCGACTGGCCAACTGAGGAAGAGGTTCGCAAAGCCGATGCAGTCATGGCACGCACTGGTTGTGAGGTAGTTTTCCTTTGCGGCAAGCCTGAGTCCGATATGGAAAGTCTTATCAACTGCGGAATGTACGCCCGTGGCGCAAACGGCTGGCACAGCAATATTTCGCCTTCAGACCTTCACCGCCTTGTTCGTGATCATGTAGGGCTTGCCGCTTGGGGCCTGATAAGGGCCTCGGTGCAGTCGGATGATATGGATTGGGTTAGACCGGTCGGCCACATCATTGAGGAGTTCTTTCTCAAACAGGCTGATCGGTCCGACATGGAGAAGGTTCTTCGATCCACGCACGCAGAAGCCAACTCAGATCGCTTGGCAATTGCCCGAGAAATTTCAACCTGCGAGCGTGGCCTGAAATGGTTCTTAGATCGCCAGGAGTTCCGAAAATCTCAGAGGGCGGCAGCATGAAACGAGCAAACCCAGCACAGCTACGCCAATCCCTTGAGATGGCGAACACCATGGTCAAGCACGGGATTTGTTTCGTGTGCATGCCGGTGGTGGATGAGGCGGACATGGCCAATCTCGCCAGCCAGGCCGCTGAGCGCTTTGAGCGCCTGGCATTGATCGCAGAAGCAGCGGAGAAGCGGGCATGAGCGACTACAAGGACCTACAGAAGGCCGCCGAATACGCCGCGCAGGAAACAATCAAGTTCGCCGACGAAAACGAGGAAATGCGTGCGCTCCAGCAGTTCCACGAAGAGGTCGATCCGGAAACGATCCTGGCCCTGATCGCCGAGAACCAGGCCTTGAAGGGACCGCATGACTGGCTGGCTGAAGACCTGATCAAAGAGCTGGTCGATAACGCTCAAGCGATACAGGAAAACGCTGACGATGGAGAAGATGATCCATTTGTCATTGTTCTTCTTGCTTCGGCCTCACGGATCCGTAGGCAGGAAGTGAACATCGACCAGCTCCGCGCCGAAGTCGCCGGCCTCCGCACCGGCTACGAAGCCTACGAGCGGGTGAATGCTGAGCTGAAGGCTGAGAACGAGGCGCTGCGAGGGGTTATGAGCGCCGTAGTCAGTGAGATTCCAGGTGCGCGCATCAGCCGTGCTGGGAATGCCCCCGGCCACTGTCACTCAATTCCAGGTGTATGGGATGAAGACAACGGCTCCAAGGCCGGCAAGGAGTGCGCATGGTGCAAGGTTTGGAATTACGCCGTCTCCATGGGCAAGGGAGACCGGCCATGACCACCTTCGGCGTATTCGTGCTGGGCCTGCTGATCGGTGGTGCCCTGGTGTTCTACCTCGAAAGCCTGGAGAAGCGGCCATGACCAATCTCCAGATCCGCAATGAATCAGACCGCACCAGGGCCATGGGCTACATCGCCGGATTGGACCTGGCCAGGCCCAAGAAGCTGGCCATCACCGAAGTAGACCGCAGTGGGGAGCAGAACAAGGCCCTGCACGCGGCATTGGCCGATATCGCCGCCCAGGTCGAGCACGCCGGGAAGAAGTGGGACGTCCTGATCTGGAAGCGCCTGCTGACGGCCGCCTGGCTGCGTGAGTCAGGCGACCAGCCGCAAATGATCCCGGCGGTAGACGGCAACGGCTTCGACGTCATCTACGAGCGTACCAGCAAGCTCACCGTGAAGCAGTGCGGCGAGTTGATCGAGTGGGTTATGGCTTTCGGCGCCGAGCATCAGGTGCGGTGGACGCAGAAGGATAACTGGGGAGGGCGGTACTGATGGCGATCGAGCGGAAACAGCCCAAGCCAAAGAAGTGCCGCGTCGCTACGTGCAGGGCCTCATTCGTCCCCCAGCGCATCGGTCAGGCGGTGTGCAGCCCTAAGTGTGCGCTGGCCACCGTAGAGGCGCAGAAGACCAAGGAGAAAAAGTCGCTGGCCCTGGCCGATCGGCGAGAGATCAAGGTGCGCAAGGAGGCCCTGAAAAGTCGCGCCGACCACATGAAGGATGCCGAGAAGGCCGTGCGGGACTACCGGCGCACCTACGAACTTAGCATCGGCAGTGGGTGCATCAGTTGCGGCGAGTCGCAGGAATCAATCCTCCACGCCCAGGGCTGGAAGACTGGCGGTGCGTTCGATGCGGGCCATTTCCTCGGCAAGGGCGCCCGACCCGAGCTAAGGCTGGTGCCCACCAATATCTGGCTCCAGTGCAAAAGCTGTAACGCGGGCTCATCCAAGTTCGCCGGTAAAGGCGAGACGGTTTCCCAGGGTTTCCGCACTGGCCTTATCGACCGAATCGGCCTGGAGGCTGTCGAGGCGCTGGAAGCCGACCACACGCCACGCAAAGAAACCGTAGAGCAACTGAAAGCCATCACCGCCGAATACCGGGCAAAGACCAGAGAGCTGAAAAAGGGGGAGGCAGCATGAAGATCAACTCAGCGCGCCAGGCGTGGCATGACTGCAAATACAACCCTGCCCCCGGCCAGACCTCTGACGTTGTGCAGTTGGGCGTGGTGGTGCAGAACACCGAGCGCGGGCCCACGGCAAACCACGCTGTGCACGGGGCTTTGGCTGGGCACATCCAGTCGGCAATCGCTCGCCTGCATCCGCAGATCCGCGTGTTCGGTGACTTCATGTACGCCGCCGAACAAAGCGACGATATCCGGGAGGCAGCGGAAGAGGTGGTGTTCCTGCTGGTGCAAAACCGGTCCCCACGGATGACGGCGGCTAAGCGCGAGAAACTAGAGTTCGTGGTGAAGGGCGTGCTGCGCCGGTACCGGCATATGCATCAGGGAGGGCAGTCGGCCAATGAAGATCCGCTGGCCAATGCCGAGAAGTTCCGGGCGTGGATGTGGCAGTACTACGGCGTTCGCCTGGAGTCGTGCAATTGGGAGCGGGATTGGGGTGGTGTGCTTCAACTGATCTTCGAGTGCTGCGAGGATCTGGACCGTCGCGCATTGAGCCCCGTTGCAGCGGTAATTTACGAAATGCGCGAGGCCGCATGAGGGCCTATTGCGTTCCCGTGCGGCTGGTGGCATTATCTCGCCACTGTTAGAGTTTTGCCTTCGGCAACTTACTTAATGACCCAAACAAACCCGGCCACAGCGCCGGGTTTTTTATTGCCTTAATTCTACTGCCGGTAGGTGCGCATGAAGCTGAAGACCAGAATCAACACGCTGGAGCGCGCCCGTACGGCCTGGGAAGCAGTTGCGCGGCAGGTTGGCGAGACAAACTTTTCGCGCCATCCGCAGACCGGCGAATACCTGCATCCTGGTGTCGCCATGGGCTGGCGCATCCACAAAAAGAACCTGTAGTCGTCCCCCTGATTTTTGCGTGGTAGAGCAGCGGTCAGCTCGTCGGGCTCATATCCCGAAGGTCGATGGTTCGAATCCATCCCTCGCAACCAATTCAAAGGTTCTCATTGAGGGCCTATTGAGGCCTCGGCATTGATCGAGGCCTTTTCGTTTTCGGCTCCACCACACCCATTGCTCCGAGCTGGGAGTGCTGTGTGAGCCGATTCAATATGTAAGCCCTGCCATTGCGCGGGGCTTTTTCATATCTGGAGGCCCCTATGGCAGCCCCAGGCAGGAGTAAAAACATGGCCAACCCGACGCCCGAGAGCATCGTAGAGGTGGTGGGTGCGTCAGTGGCCAATAAGGGCATGCTGGTTGGTGGTGCTGCTGGCATGGTGGGATTCTTCTCCCAGGTCAATTGGATCGGTGTCGCGGGGGTGGCGGTCGCGGTACTTGGCCTGATGATCAATTTCTACTTCCAGGTGCGCAAAGATCGCCGCGAGCATGCCGAGAGCATCGAGCGCATTAAGGCCTTGCGCGAGCAGTGCCGGTCATGAATCTCGTAATCCGCCAGCGCATCGCCGTCGCGGTGTTGAGCTTGAGCGCCGCCGGCTTCGCCAGTTGGCAGGCAAGCGAAGGGTTCGCGCCTGTCGCTGTGATCCCCACCAAGGGCGATGTACCGACCCTGGGCCACGGATCCACCCGCTACGAAGACGGCACGCCAGTCCGCATGGGCGACACCATCACACCAGTCCGCGCCGAGGTCTTGGCCCGCAACCTGAACAGCCAGGCCGAGAAGCAGTTCGCCGCGTCACTGCCCGGTGTCACGCTGCATCAAACCGAATTCGATGTGTACATGGACTTCGTAGGCCAGTACGGCATTGGCACATGGCTCAAGGGCTCGCCGCGCCGTGACCTGCTGGCCGGCAATTACGCCCAGGCCTGCCATGACCTGCTCAAGTACAAGTTCGCCGCTGGCTTCGACTGCTCCACGCCGGGCAACAAACGGTGCTGGGGCGTCTGGTCTCGACAGCTTGAACGCCATGCGAAGTGCATGGGTGCGCAATGACTCGCTATCTGGTTGCCGCAATTGCCGCCATGGCAATCCTGCTGGGCATCCAGACGCATCGCCTGGATAGCGCACAGACCGATCACGCGCAATACGTTTCCGACATCGCGACCAAGGCCCAGCAAGACAGCGAGAAGGCCCGCCAGACCGAACAGCAGCGCCAACGAGATATTGACCAGGTACGCACCGATGCAGCCAATCAAAAGATCAGCGATGACGCTCACGCTGCTGAGCTTGTTGCTGTGGGTGTCAGCCTGCGCGAACAGCAAGCCAGGTTGCTTGCCGACCGCGCCACCCTCCGTGCCCGCCTTGCCGCAAGAGGCAAGACAATCGAAGACCTTACCGATCTGCTCGCCCAGCTGCGCACAGAGGCTGACAACCATGCGGGCGAACTGGCAGCAGCGCTTGATGCAAGTCGTAGGGCCGGATTTGCCTGTGAAGCAAGCTATGACGCCGTGAGGGGAGATTCATCCCCGCTGCCACAAGGGGGCTGATTTATCGGCGCCACGTTTTCGCTGATGCCCATTTCGTGGCGCGAGATAGATCAATTTATGACCACATCAAAACCGCGAATTCAGATTCAGGGCGGTCAGGTCGTCACCACTGACAGCCTTTCCAACATGGTTGCCAACATCGGCACCAACCGAGACAAGCGCACCCACAACGTATTCGGCTTTGAGTTCGTCAATCAGATTGAGCTTGAAGCGGCGTATCAGTCGAACTGGATTGCTCGCCGTATCGTGGACAAGCCGAACGAGGATGCCCTGCGAGAGTGGCGCAAGTTCTCTGGCAAGCAGTCCAAACAGATCGAGACCGAAGAGCGACGTCTCGGTGTGCAGCAACACTACCTCGACACTTGCTGCTGGGGTGACCTTTACGGCGGGGCGGCATTGCTGGCGGTGACCAACCAGAATCTGAGCGATCCGCTCGACCTGGACAGGGTAAAGAAAGGTAGCCTGAAGAACCTGGTGGTCCTCGATCGCTGGGACATCCAGCCAACCGAATTCAACCTGACCGACCCGCTTAAGCCGAATTGGATGCTTCCCGAGTTCTACATGATGGTGAACGGCGAGCAGAAGATTCACTACAGTCACATAATTCGCCGCACCGGGGCTCGCCTGCCGCGCCGTATGCGCATGTTCGAACAGGGCTGGGGTGATAGTCGCCTGCGTCGTTGCATGTCCGACCTACGTGATGTGGTGGCTACCAAGGGGGGTATTGCTTCCCTGGTGCTAGAGGCCAACGTCGACACTGTCAGCGTGAAAGGCTTGCAAGGTGCTCTCGCCAGCGCCCAATGCGACAAGATCACCGAGCGTTATCGTCTATTCGGGATGATGAAGTCGCTGATCAATCTTGGTCTGCTCGACGCCGACAATGAGACGTACGAGCGCAACAGCATCTCGTTCTCCGGTCTGAGCCAGATCATGGAGCAGTTCATGGTGTGGACGGCAGGCGCCGCCGAGATGCCGGTTACCGAGCTTTGGGGGCAATCAGCCTCAGGTTTGAGCGCAACCGGCGAAGGTGACCGCAAGACCTACGAAGGAACCATTAAGGGCAAGCAGGACGGCCAGATGCGCCTTGACCTTGAAAAGCTCGACCAGATCCTTATTCGATCGGCGCTGGGTTATTACCCTGACGACATCGAGTTCGAATGGAATCCGCTGTCGCTGCCTTCGGGCGATGAACAGGCTCAGGAAGATCTAGCCGACGCTCAGGCCGACGCGATCAACATCGAAAGCCGCGTGATCCGCCCAAGCCACGCTATGCGCCGCGCTCAAGGGAAAGGCACCTACGCCATTACCGACGAGCAGATCGCCGCCCAAGAGAAGATCGAGAAGGATCAAGACAATGGAATCGGCGATGACGGCGAAGGCCTCCCAGGCTTCTCCCTTGGAGAAACTGAAGGCGACAAACCTGGCGATGCTGGAGCAGCGGAAAAAGAAACCCCGCGCCCCTAAGCCTGTTCTGCCAAGCCAAGAGGCTGAGCGCTACTATAGAGGCCAGCTTCGAGGCATGGTTAGGCTGATGGCTGAAGAGTTGGTAAAGGCGCTTGATCCTGAACTGAAGCGTTTGAAGCGTGACTACATCGCCGATGCCAAGCCGACCATGGACGGCTGGACTGATGAAGTCCTCGCGGCAATACGCGGGGTCTCACGCCGGTTCAGCTCTTCCCTGTTCGAGTCGCAGATCCAGCGGGTGGCGGCCAGCACTGTCAGCCGAGCAGACGCAGATAACGCCGAGGACTTCCGCAAGTCGGTTAACCAGGCCGTTGGTGTCGACTTCCAGCTAATCACTCGGACCAAAGGCATGCAGGACTACCTGGAGGCCTCCACCGCCGAAAACGTCAACCTGATCAAGTCGATACCCGACGAGTACTTCAAAAACGTCGAGACGATCGTGCTGGGCGGCATGAAGGATGGTCTCGCGCCTACCGCCATAGCCAAGCAGATCCAGGAACAGACCGGTGTCAGTGCTAGGCGGGCCAAGCTCATTGCGCGTGATCAGGTGTCGCAGCTCAATAGCGACCTGACCCGCCAACGCCAGGCAGCGGCCGGCATTGAGTTCTACAAGGCGGTTGATGCAGGAGATCAGCGCGTATCTGGTGCGCCAGGTGGGAAATACCCTAACGCCAAGATAAGTTGCTACGGCATCGCTCGGCAGGACATTGGTTACGGCCCAGGCGTCTACAAGGTCGCTGACGGTGCCCCGTGGGGTGGAAAGACAGGCCTGCACCCCGGCAAGCATCACGTCCTTTGTCGATGCGTCGGCCTGGCCATGATCCCTGGCGTGAACTACTTCCCTAAAGACGGGTAACCCAATGCAAAGAATGACCATCGATGAGGCCTTCAAGCCTACGTCGCGAACGCTCACGCCTGAAGGTTTCCTCTGTGTGAAAGGGGTTGCAGCCCGAACAGGGGTTTATCAGTACCTGTCGAGCGAGCTGGATCTGGATGGGCCCGAGCGCATCGTGAACGTCTACCGGTCGCCTGAAGAGGTGTTCAAGCCAGAGTCGATGGCTACCTACCTCGACAAGGACGTGACCAACGACCACCCGGACGATCTGGTCGACTCGACCACCTTCAAGGAAGTGTCGGTAGGTCACGTGCGCGGTGTTGAGCGCGACGGCGACAACCTGGTGGTGGACATGATCATCAAGGATCAGTCGGCCATCGACGACATCCAGTCCGGCAAGGCCGAACTATCCCCCGGCTACCTCGCTGAATACGTGGAAGCCCCTGGCGTTTCCCCCGACGGCACCGCCTACGAATACGAGCAGCGTGACATTCAAATCAATCACAACGCCGTTGTAGAAGCAGCGCGGGCCGGAAAGGTCGCCCGCATTTTTGACCACAAACCGAAAGGTATTACCCATATGGCGACCCGGAAAGTCTTTCTGGACTCCAAGAAAAGCCGCTCCATCATCCTGGACGAAGAGGCCGCAACGGTAGTCGAAGACGCCGTGTCTGCCTTGCAAAAGTTCGCGGATGAAGAGTCGGAGCGCGCAGACAAAGCTGAAGCCACCAAGGATGAAGCTGAAGAGAAGCTGGAAGAGGTCAAGAAGGAAACTTCCGACGCCGCTATCGGCCTGCGCGTGAAAGCAACCCTCGACACCATCGGACTGGCTGGCAAGGTCGTTAAGTCCTTCGACGCCAAAGGCCTGGTCTCCCCACTGGAGATCAAGCGTGCCGCAATGGCTCAACTCAAGCCGACTCGCGACTGGGCTTCAAAGTCTGAAGCGTACGTCACCGCCGCCTTCGACTCAGCCGCTGACGAGGCGGATGAGAAGAAAACCGAGGACGAAGATGACGATGACGACAAGTCGAAAGTCAACGACAGCCTCCGCCAGTTCGCTAAGGACGCAGCATCGCGAGGCCTGAAGCCGACCACTGACGGGACCGACGCCTACAACACATTCCTGCGGGGTGGCAACTAATGGGCATTGCAATTGATACCTTCGGCCAGTACGCCGGCAAGGCCTATGAAGGCCAGATCAATGACCTGAGCATGGCGGACGTAACCACCGCCGTCGCATCGGTCGCCATTCCATTCGCGCGCGCCGTGGTGTCCGCCACTGTCGACAAGCAAGGCGCACTGCCTGCCGCCGGTGCTGGTTTCTTCCTGGGCATCTCCGTACGCAAGCCGGTCGGCGTGAGCGGTAACTACATGACTGGACAGGTCTCCGACAGCGGCAACACCGTTGGCGGCTATCGCCTGAACGAAGAAGTCAGCCTGCTCAGCACTGGCCGCATCTGGGTCAAGACCCTGGCCGGCGCCACCAAGGGCGCCCAGGTCTACGCCGTGCCGCTGACTGGCGAACTGACCAACGCCGCCACAGCAGGCAATCACCTGCTCCCGGGTTGCGTATTCAAGACCACCGCCGCGGCGGGTGAGTTGGCGCTGGTACAGGTCAAGTCCGACGTCACCACCACCATCGCCGCTTAAGGATCAGATCGAATGAAGACTTTCGACGCTTCCCCCCAGGCGCAGCTGGGCTTCCTGTTGGGTCAACTGACCTACGTTGAACAGGAAGTCCTGCGCCAGCCATACCCAGAAATCAAATACCCGTCGATCCTGACCGTCGATACCTCGGCACCGGACTACACCGAGTCGATCGCCTTCAAGGTTCTCGACTACAAGGGTGAGCCAGCGCCAATTGGTGACGTTTCCCACGACTTCCCGCTGGCTGAAATCGCTGCCAAGGTTGGCGGTGTTGACGTGGTTCAGGCTGGCCTGGGCTACACGTACACCCAGATCGAAGTCGGCAAGGCCATGCAAATCGCCAACTCCGTCGGCTTCGGCGGTGCGATCAACCTGTTGGCCGAGAAGCCAATCGCAACCCGCACCCTGACCGAGCAGTGGCTGGACCGTGTAGCGTTCGTCGGTGATGCTCGCTGGCCTTCGCTGACCACTGGCGGCCTGCTGAAGTATCCAGGCGTGCCAGTCGTTGCTACCGGCACCCTGCTCGGCGGCGCGAACAAGACCATTGCCCAGATACTGGCTGGTGGCGGCGAGACAGCGGCAAACGAAATCCTGACCCTGCTGAACAACGCGATCCTGCGTGTTTACGCCACTCAGACCAACTCGATTTTCCGCCCGACTCACATCCTGCTGCCGCTGGTTGAATACGGCCTGTTGACCACCTTCCGAATCCCGAACACCTCGGAAACGTTGGTCAGCTACCTCGAGCGTGTGCTGAACATCAAGATTGAGCCAATCCTGCAGGCGGCAACTGCCGGCGCTGGTGGCGGCAATCGCATGATGGTCTACACCAAGAACGCCCAGTTCGCCAAGTTCCACCTCCCAATGCCTTACACGCTGAACGCGCCGATCCCGTCTCACGGCGGCCTGCGCTTCGAAGCTGCTGGCGTGGTGCGCACTGCTGGTACTGAGCTGCGTGTTCCGATGTCCCACCTGTACGTTGACGGCATCTAAGGGGGTCACATGGCTGCGAAGAAAAAGCAAACCGGTGAATCCTCTTCGTCGGAAGCGACTGTCTGGACCAACGTCAGCAAGAACCCGGTGATCCTGGGCGACGGCAGCACTGTGGGGGCTGGTGAGCAAACCACCCCAGAGCAGTCTGAGTTCGCCGAGGGCTCCTTTTGGGAAGAGCATGGTGTGCTGGTCTCTGGCGCGCCGGTTCTGACCGATGACGGTGCTGGTCAGATCGAAGTGTTGAGCGCTGAGATTGAAACTCTACGCGCTCAGTTGCTCACCGTTGGTGGCGAGAAGTCCGCGCTGCTGGCTGAAGTCGAAGAGCTGAAAAAGCAGATCCCTCCTAAAGAGTGATCGACCTATAGCCCCGCCCAGTGCGGGGCTGTTTCATTCTGGAGTCTGACCCGTGGCTGAACTGACCATTGAAGTGACGCCGGCGATCATTGCGGACTTCCGAGCGTTCTACCCTGAATTTTCGAATGTCACCGCCTGGCCTGATGCATCCATCACCCGGGCGCTGTACATCGCACGCGGCGAGTTTGGCGGCTGCGGTTGTGCTGGATGGGGCGACTACAAGCCTTACTCATTCCTCCAGCGCGGCTGGTTCGCCCTCGCAGCGCATTACCTGACCTGGAACAAGCTGGCGACCGACGCCACTACGGCAGACGGCAGCGCCTCAACACCCTACGCCCAGTCCAGCAAGAGCGTCCGTGATGAGTCGGTGTCCTACGCCATTCCAGGCGCGAATGACTCGCTTACAACCTGGGAAGCGGCCCTTGCCCTGACTCCATACGGCGTCGAGTATCTCCACCTGCGCTCTCGGGCCGGCATGGGAGCGATCTGCGTATGATCGAGCCAACCATAAGCATGATCGGTACGCAGCAGGTCGAGGAGGCGCTGAAGCAGCTCGCCAAGCGACTTGAAGGCCAGACCCGCGTTCTTGTTGGTGTTCCAGAAGGCGCAGGCTCATACGAAGATGGTTTGACCATCGCCACCATTGCCGCAGTGAACAACTTCGGATCGGCTGATGGGCATATCCCCGCGAGGCCGTTCCTTGAGCCTGCAATCACGAAGGGCGCGCCTCAGTACCAGCGCCTCGCCGAGATAATGATTCCCAAGGTTCTTTCCGGCTCCATGGCCATGACAACCCTGCTTGAACAGATGGGCAGCCTGGCCGAAGGGCACGTCAAGCAAGAGATAACCGAGCTGGACACGCCACCAAACGCACAGTCAACCATCGACAGAAAGGGCTCAAGTAGCCCACTGATCGATACGGGGGCTCTTCGCCAATCCATCCGCTACGTCATCGACGAGAGCACGGAACCACTCGAAGAGGGTTTGTGATGGGGCTCAACATGCGCGGCCACGTCAGCGGGCCATTCATCACCCACAAGGGTGTGGTGCTCAACCGCTACTCCAGCGAGATCGTGGACTTTGAACCGGTCCTGGCCATCACCTACACCGACGCGTTCGACGCAAACGTGCAGCCGGTCAGTGACAAGGAAATCGAATTTCTAAACATCGGCGCTGAGCGAATCAATGATGTGCGGGTGATCCACCGCAACGACGGTAAGGGTATCGAGGTTTCGACCCCCGGAAAGTTGGCCGACATCCTGGTATTCGCCGAGACGCCCGACAAGCCTGCAACCTGGTGGAAATCCATTGCTACCGACTACAGGCCCTGGCACAACTTCTGCCGCGCCGTGGTGGCCAAGCTTGACCCTGCCGAGATAGCCAGCCTGGAGGCGCACACCGATGCTTGACTCCAAAGCCCTATCCAAGGCGGTTTGCCGGATTGTCGTGGCTGTTACTGGCCTGCCGGCCGACAAGGTGATCCTTGCGGACAACAACACGGCGGCGCCATCTGGAAGCTACTGCGCGGTGCGCCTACAGAACCCTGAACAGTTCGGCCAGGCGCTCAACTCGCAAACCAACGTCCCGGCAATTGACGATCCTCAGTACGAGGACATCATCGCCAAGGTGGCTACCCAGTTCACGCTGGGGTTCAGCATCAACTTCTACCGGGCCGGCGCCGTGATGTATGCCGCCGCCCTGTGTGAGGCGAACAAGCGCGAACCGGTGAAGACCATCTTGCGCGCTGCAAAGCTTGGATGGTCCCGCGTGTCACCAATCAACAACCTGACCGGCCTATATCAGGCCGCCATGGAAGAGCGATCCCAACTCACCCTCTACCTGTATGGCGAATCCATCGCCGAAGACCGCGTACAGCGGATCTATCGCGCGGGCTTCTCCGTGCAAACCGAACAATCTGGCGCTGTCGCGCAAGGGGAAGTAAATGGCTTATCCGGCTGAAAGCATCATCAACATAACCACGCTGATCAATTCGGCCGGGCTTGGGACTTCCAACTTTGGCGCCGGCATGGTGTTCGCCGACTTTGATTCGTCAAGCGACGCGACGTTCGTGGCCGGCACCTACCGGGACTACGGCACAGCGGCTCAGGTAGCTGAGGATTTCAACATCGCCTCCGACCCATACGCCGCCGCACTTGCGTGGTTCTCGGCTATTCCCAAGCCGAAAACCCTGCGCATCTACCTGCGTATCGAAGAAGACACTCCTGTCGAGTCGCTGAATGATGCGATCAACAAAGGCATCTGGTTCTATTGGTTCGAATTCGAGACAGGTGTTCGCGCAGTCGATGCTGACGTGCTGGCCCTGGCTGCCGCCGGCGATGCCGCTGGCAAGTTCTTCGCCTACACCTCGAACCAATCCACCATCCGTGACCCATCAGTCACTACCGACATCGTCACCAAGGCTGTGACCCAGGGTTCCCGACGTGTGTTCGTAGCCAGCCATGCGACCGAACTGTATGAAGGCTTTGAAATTGCCGCGGTTTTCAGTCGAGTCAACTTCAATGCATCCAACTCGACCATCACTGGCGAGTACAAAAAGCTCCCTGGCATCGACGCCGAAAGCCTGACGCCGACAGCCTACAGCACTATGAAATCGAAGGGCGCAGTGTTCTACACCGTCGTCGAGACTGGTGGTGAGCGGGATAATGGCCGGGTCATCAATTCGAAAACTACGTCGACGTTTGGCGAATACATCGATGATGTGTTCAACCTGGACGCCTTCACCAACTTCATGACGGTGGCCCTCTACAACGCACTGACGAAAGTTCCGACCAAGCTTCGCCAAACCCCAGCTGGCCAGCAAGTGCTTATTGATGCTGCCGCTCAAGTGGGCGAAAAGTTTATCGGTAACGGCTACTTGGGTGAGCGCCTGTACCTCGACGACGAAACCGGCGAAGAGAAGCTGAGCCGCGGCTACGAGATCCTGACCAAGGCTGAAGACATTCTGCTGCTCTCCGACGCCGAACGTGCTGCTCGCGGTGCCGCACCGATCAGCATGCGCATCTTTCGCGCCGGTGCCATCCATACCGTCGATCTGACGGCCAACGTTGAATAAGGGGCGCTAGAGCATGTCACTGACTGATCTTTCTGTAGAAAACACCATCGTCGTCATCACCACCGTAGGCGTGATTGACGACTGGGGTCGCACAGACCCGCCATTCACCTTTGAAAATATCGACGACAAATCGACTCTGAGCCGCGGACTTGGTGGCAATGCTGTCAAGTTCACTCGCAAGAATCCAGGTCTGCGCGTGACTCTGAACTTGATGCCAGGCAGTCCGCAGGCGATCGCTCTGCAAGCTATGGTCAATTCTGGCATCGAAGCTTCTGGCTCTTATGCATCGATCGCCGGCCTAGAGGGCGCAGTATTTGCTGAGGGCGTGTTTACTCGCGGCAAGTCGATGGCCCGTGGCGGTCCAGGCATGAACGATGCGACCTTCATCGCCGAGTTCAACAGAGAGGCGATCGTATGAGTGATGCCGCATCGCATATCCGCACCATCACGCATGACGGGGTGACCTACCGTTTCGGCATGCCCAGCGCCGAGAAGCAGCGTGCAGTTCTGTTCCGCCTGGGGAAATACGGCGTAGAGCCAATGATCAAGGGCCTGGCCCTGGCTGAGCTTGGCGGCGCGTCGTCGTTCATCGTTGCCGGCGGCATCGTTGGCGCCATGCTCTCGCGTATGCCCGAGGACGACTTCAACTTCGTCTGTGACTCCATGCTGGGCAAGCTGTTCAAGGAAGGCAGCCAAACTCCGCTGACCATGGAAGACTTTTCCGGGCGCCTGAAGACCTACTTCACCATTGTGGTGCTGGCTCTCGGGAACGCCTTCGAGGATTTTTCCGGACTCCTGACCCCATTCCAGAAATCTACCGCTTCAGCCGAGGCGCCGGATTCGAGTCAGGAGAACGCCTAAACCCGGCTGTCGATTGGGAGCTGTGGCGCCCGTGCGTTGGTATACCAGGGCTTTGCCCGCCGCTTTGCACCTATAACCAGCTCACGGATGGCACCCATTCGCTTGGATGGGTTAAGCGGGCCAACCTGGTCATGGACGAAATGATCTACGCCAGTCACCTGGCTGAATCCAATCGACCGAAATAGCCCTGCACTCGCGGGGCTTTTGTTTTTCAAGGGGCTGAAATTTGAAAGTTCTCGAAAGCTTCTTGATCGCCCTCGGCATGAAGGTCGATGAAAAGTCATTCCAGAAGGCTGACGCGGCGTTTGGTGGACTAACCAAATCAGCCCTACAGCTTGGCGCCGTATTCGCTGGGAAGCTGGCGATCGATAAGGTAGTGGGAGATTTCAAGCAGGCCGGCACAGAGCTGAACAACTTCAACAAGCTGACCGGGCTTAGCACTCAAAACGTGCAATCCCTCGGACAGGCACTGAAGGCTCAAGGCGGAAGCGCATCTGATGCCTTCTCTGCGATGAAGAAGATTCAAGACCTGATGGCATCACCGATCACTGGTGATACCGGATGGTTTGGTGATGTCGCCAAGCTCGGGCTTGACCCTGACGTGATCATCGGTGCGAAGAACACGGCTGACGCCCTAGCCGGTATTGCCGGCGAGTTCGAACACATGAGCGCGCTCAACCAGCGCCTCGCAGGCCAGGCCCTTGGGTTGGACGACTCCACTGTTCGACTGCTGATGCGCGGCCGTGATGAGGTAGAGAAGCAGTTGGACTCCCGCGGCAAGCTTGCCGTGATGACCCAGAAGCAAATCGACGACTCGGCGCGCCTGACCAAGGCAACCAGCGAGCTTGACCAGGTGTTCACCGACATCGGCAACACCATTGCGGGCGAACTCACCCCCGCCCTGGCTGATATGGCCGAGGATTTCGTAGCGTTCTACCGAGACAACAAGGAGTTGGTTGACTCGGGCCTGAAAGAGTTCTTCGGCGGCCTGGCTGACAACATTGAGCTTGCCGCCATTGCCATGGCACTGCTTGGTGGTGGCGCTGCACTCAAGGGTTTGGCCGCTCTGCGCGCCATTGTTGGGCTTGGTGGCGTTGCTGCTGCCGGATCTGCTGGTGGTGCCGCGGCTACCGGTGGTGCGTCAATGCTCGCCGTTGCCGGCGGTAGCGCAGCAGCTCTTCTGTACTCCAGCAGCCTGAACAGCGGCGAAGACACCGAACTGCTGAACAACCGCCTTAAGAAAGGCGGCGGTGAGGCTATTGGCGCTGTCGTCGACTACTTCACTTCGAAAGGCTGGAGCAAGGAGCAGGCCGAAGGTATTGCGGCCAACCTGGAGGCGGAGAGCGGCTTCAAGGCCAATGCCTCAGGCGACGGTGGTCAGGCATACGGCCTGGCGCAGTGGCATCCAGACCGTCAGGCCGAATTCGCCAAGCAATATGGAAAAGACATTCGCAATTCTACTGGCGCCGAGCAGCTTGAGTTCATCAATCACGAACTCACCCGCGGCAACGAGAAGTCTGCCGGCAACAAGCTTCGCGCCGCTACCAGCTCCTACGATGCTGCCTCGATCGTCTCCCGCGAGTATGAGCGGCCTGCTGATGCAGCCGGTGAGGCATCTAGGCGCGGGGCAAGCGCGGCCGGATACACCGACAACCGCGTGTACCACATCAGCGGCGCCGACACAGAGAAGGTCAAGCAGGTGCTCAACGAGCAAATGGGCCAGATGACCGAGCAGACCATGCAGGACTTCAAGAGCCCAGAACTATGAGCCTGATGAGCATCTTTACCAAGACACTGCCGAAGATCGGCCCTCTTGAGTTCGACGCAAAGCTGGAAGGGATCACAAGCAAGGCCATTACCCTGACCCAGTACCCGGTGGAGTTCGGTGCCAACACCAACGACCACGCGATTCTCATGCCGAACCGATACCTGCTGACTGGCGCCGTATCGAATAGCCCTCTCGGTCTCGGCCTGGATGACATCGGGATGATGGGCGCCGGCGCGCTGGCAACAGTCGTGGGCGGAGTTGGTGGCGCGGCGATCAGCGCTGTATCTGCCTACCTTTTATCCGGCAGCGACGATACCAGGGCCTCCACGGCCTGGGCGTCACTCACTGCGATCCAGGAGGCCCGCGCCAAGTTCGACCTGGATACCGGCAAGGAAATCATGCGGGACATGATGATCATTCGGCTTGACGAGCGTACGCGGCCCGAGAACGAGGATGGTCTTGTTTTCATCGCTGAGCTTCAGCAGGTCAGGATCGTAAAGTCTCTGCTTGGTCGCGGGGTCAATTCTGCTGATCAGCTCATGCAGAACGACACTGTTTCCACTCAAGGCGCGCCAATGGTCACCACGGGTGATGCTGCCGTGGAGGTCATCCAATGAGCCGGTATAGCGTTTCTGTGCAACCCCTGCCGGCTCAGACGCTGGTGGCGAGGCTCGGCAAGAACTCACTCACTATCGAGCTGCAGTGGATGGTAAGGCTTGGGGTCTTCCGGATGAATATCTTCACGGCTCTTGGCGTTCCGCTGACAAGTGGTCGGTTCCTCTTGCCGAACGTCGATCTTCTATCTGGACTTTACCCGCCGCCGGCGATCCGTTACGGCTCCCTGTCTCTAGTGGGCAGCCTGGCTACCCCGGACAACCTGGGCGTGGACAATACTTTGGTGTGGTCAGATGAATGATGAAATATTCCTGCGCAACTACCGGCTGAAGATTGGGCGAAGTACCGGTTCGAAGGTCTACGAAATGAGGCCCGGCGAGGAAAACCCCAGCGAAGATGGGCTTCGCATTACCTTTCAGGTCACACACTTCGCCGGCGGTGCCTTCAGCGTGGCCGAGATCACCATCTACAACGTTTCGCGGTACTCATCTCGGCAGATGCTTGGAGATGGATCCGCAGGAAAATATGAGTTCATTACGCTTGAGGCTGGGTATGACGGCCTATTTGGGTCGATTTTTTCCGGCCAGATAACGAACGCCCAACTTCACCTTGAGGATGGCGGCGCTACCCGTGGGATTCGCTTCTTCTGCAAGTCCTCAGCCAAGGAGCGCGATCAAAACCTGATCAACCTCACGTTGTCGCCGGAAACTGATCCTGTTCAGATCATCGAGGAATGCGCCTCGGTGTTCGGCGCAGAGATCCAGTTCTACGGTGACTTCTCAAAGCTCAAGCGTCGATCAAGGGGCACTGTATTACAAGGCAGTCCAACCGCCTGCATGAATGAGCTGGCCGAGACCTTCGCCTTCGATTGGATGGTCGAGAACGGCGCGACCAAGATCATCAAGCGAGACTTTGCGCTGGATAATCAGGTCTACGTGATCAGCGCCGGCACTGGGATGATCGGCTCCCCAGTGGTCAGCGATACCGAAGTCGGCATCCGTTACACCCTCAACCCCAAGATCAAGCTCGGCGACACAGTCAAGCTTGAATCTATGGCGCCTCGCTTCGAGTTCTCTGGGGCTTTCTTCTACGACGTGCCTCGCACCATTGGCGAGGGTTATTACAAGGTCAACTCTCTAGTGTTCGCCGGAGACTCCCATGGCGATCAATGGGAAAGCCAGATCAGCTGCCTACGCCTAAGTGCGGCGGCCCAGGCCGGTATTTCAGAAAGGGCAACCCGATGAGTGATCCGCTCTCCTCAAGAACGCAGGCTGAATACTCCAAGATGCTGCGCGGGATATTCGGCGAGTACCTGAAAGACAACATGCGCACCAGCGTTCCTGGTCATGTCCTGAGTTTCGACCCGGCCACGCAGATGGCAGAGGTTCAGATCGGCCTGATGCTGGAAGACCGCCTTGGCTCGCAGCAACCGCGCCGTCCAATCATCCATGTTCCAGTTCAGTTCTGGGGCGCCGCCGGCGGCACGCTGGAATGCCGGGTGGCAAGCGGCACTGAGGGAGTTCTGTTCTTCTCGCAAGAGTGCATCGACTCATGGGTCGACCAAGGCGGGGTGGCTGTCAAGTCAGAGCCTCGGCGCTTCTCGATCAATGATGCCTACTTCATCCCTGGGGTTCGGTCCATCCCCGGCGCGATCGGTGACTTCTCCAATGATGGAATACGCCTGCGCAGCAACGATGGTTCGGCTTATTTCTGGATCCACGACAACAAGGCGCTGGAGATTGGGGGTGTTTCGCTGAACGTGAAGTGCCCAGCAAACTTTGAACAAGCGGTCACCACTTCGACCACGATCCATAACCAGGGTGTGAACATCGGCAGAACGCACACCCATAACGGTGTTCAGTCAGGAAGCGGGAACTCTGGAGTAGTGAACCCATGACGGTACGAAAACTGGACGCCACCGGCGACCTTGCGCTGGGGCCGCAGGAATTCCTGACAGGCTACACCGCTGAGGAAGTCGCGCAGAACGTGGTTACCCGCCTCAAATTCTTCTTGGGGGAATGGTTCCTTGACACCACTGACGGCACGGATTGGTTCGGAAGCGTGCTGGGAAAAGGGTCTGTCCTGGCGTCTCGTGAGTCGGTGATTCGTCGCCGCATCCTACTGACGCCCGGGTGCGCGGGGATGACGGCCTTCAGTCTTACCACGGACATTGCCACGCGCCAGCTCACCGTCACCGCGTCAATCGTCAGCACTTCAGGCGATAACGCAGAAATCAATTATGTTCAGGCGATCGTCTAATGGCTCAAATCACCGATCAAGGCATCACTGGGCGCTCACTTAATGAGTACCTTGGCGACATTAAAGAAAAGACGCTGGCGATTGACCCTGAATGGAACATTGACCCAGACAGTCCGGATGGCCAGCGAGTCGGAATCGAAGCCGAGATGTTCGCCAACCTCGACGAGGCGGTAGTCGCGGCATATCGCAGCAAGGATCCGGATAGCGCCACCGGTGAAGCTCTTCGCAACATTGGGAAAATATCAGGCATACCGATCCGTGATGCGACCTACTCGGTAGCACCAATCACTGTTACCGGACAAACCAGTACCCCAATACCAGTCGGCTCTCAGATCAGGAGCCGCATCGACAACACCCTTTGGCTGACGACTGCGGCGATTGTTATTGGCGTTGGTCAGACTGCAAGCGGCTTTGCTACATGCACTACTCCAGGGCGCGTGCTGGCCTCTCCCGGTGATTTGACGATTATCGGCACGCCGATCGGTGGCTGGTCATCTGTTACCAATGGCGAGGCAGCGGCAGGAGTTCCAGCGGAGAGTGACGAAGACTTCAGGGTGCGCAGAAACAACGGAGTCTCCCGAGCCGGCAGCAACATGCGGGACAACATGGAAGCCAATATCGCCAGCGTCTCCGGTGTTACTGACGTAAAAGTCCTTGAAAACAGTAGCGACTCGCCTTTCGACATTGACGGAGTGCCATATACCGGAATTGCGGTGATTGTGAATGGAGGGACTGACGCCGATATCGGCATGGCCATGTACCAGAAGCACAATCCGGGAACGCCAATGCTTCCGCGCTACAGCGCCAAGACGGACACCTGGATCGATGCTCCTGGAGCGAATGGCGTCAAGGTAGACGTGGTATCGCCGGTGACAGGAAACAAAGCTGTCATGACTTTTCAGCGAGCCACGGGGTTGCCGATCTTCGTCGCTCTTGCCATTCAGAAGGAAGGTGACCTTCCTAGCGATATCGAAACACAGCTCAAGAACGCTATTGTCGCTGACTCAACGCGAAGCCTGTTCAATGGTGAAACCACTACCGGCTTCAACAAAGGCGGTTATGACATTGGTGAAAAGGTAGTTCAGGGCCGTCTGTACACCCCAGTGAACAAGATTCTCGGGAAGTACGGAGATAGCTATGTGACGTCACTAACTATAGGCCTGAGCGCAGGGTCCCAAGGGCTTACGCCGATTCAGCCGACCATCTCGCAGATAGCTACTTTTGACGCCGACAACATCGCGGTTACGGTGATCCCATGATCATGGACCATGCTGAAAGAGCCAAGTCGCGGATCATCAACGAGTATCGCGACAAGCAGAGAATGGTCCGATGGCTGACTATTACCCCTGAAATTGCCAACCAGCGCTTGGAAGCCCCAATTGAAGTTGTGTACGGCAGCTATGACGTGGACACCGTCAGCGGTCACATGCTTGAGGTGATAGGGCGAATAGTTGGTGTTTCCAGGCCTATCTTGAGAGCGGCTGAATTCGATGTTTTCGGTTACCTGGGAAACGATAGCTACACCAACTACAACATCGCGCCATATATCGGTGATGGCGAAGCTTTTGACGCGCCGCTGAATAACGACCTCTACCGCAAGCTGATCAAGGCGAAAATCGCCAGAAATATAAGCGACGGAACTGCCGACAGCATCATTCAGCTGTTGGAGATCATCATCGGAATGAAGGTTACGGCACTGGTTGATAACGGCGATAAGTCATTTGATATCGGAGTTGCGGCCCAACTCGACAACACCACTCTCTACCTTATTCATAACTTTGACCTGGTCCCAAGGCCGCAGGGCACAAGGATAGGTCAGGTGTTCGTTCTTCCGCTGAACATAGGCGAAATTGAGTACTCGTCAGATCGAATCTACGAATACGCAAACTTCACCCTCCCCGGAGATTTAGACTGATGCCAAGACAGCCTTTCAATACGCGCTGGGCGCAAGGTGTTGAATCCGAAGATAACCTCAACACCTTCAAAGACCCCGGAGCTGTACGCGTCAGCACTGGCTGGGAGGGCGGCCAAGATAAGGACGCTCCACCTGCTGGGCATGAAAACTATTGGCACAACCGTGTAGATAGCGCCCTGCAGGGAATCGAGCGAACTGGCGTGATGACCTACCACTCCCAAGCTGTTTATGGGATTGGATGCCCTACATACGCACCTGACGGGAATTATTACGAAAGCCTGGTAGCCAACAACACTGGCAACGATCCCGCAAGCACAAGCGGATACTGGAGATTTATCGGGTCCTCGTTTTTTTCTGGCTCCGACCCCGGAGACATCAAAATTGTCGGACACAACAATGTTCCATCTGCAGGATGGCTTAAGTGCAACGGAGCAGCGGTTTTGCGCGCTTCGTACCCAAGGCTTTTCGAGCAGATCGGAACAATTTGGAATATCGGCGGAGAATCTAGCCTTCAGTTCCGAGTTCCGGATTTTCGAGGTGAATTTCTGAGGGGGTTTGATGATGGAAGGGGCGTGGATACATCGAGGCAATTTGCCTCATTCCAAAAAGGCACTCTTGTTTCTTTTGATTCGACCATCGAAACAACTTCTGTGGTCGGGTTGAGGAATGTCAGCGTCAGTCCTGAGCAAAACTATAGGGACTTCATTGGGGCGGATCGGCCAAATAACGACTATCCCGGGGCGGTTTTGGCCGCAACAGGTGGTAGCTCGGGTTCGATAGAGTCAACCCCAAACAACTTTGGTGTTACGCGCCCAAGAAACAGGGCCGTTAACTTTTGGATTAAGTACTGATTATGCAAAAACTACATCCAGGCCAAAAGATCGTGTACCAGGCAGATGCAAATGGTCTTTATGTTGGAGAGACCACGGCTGACCCTGACCCGCAGAACCCCGGCCAATGGCTGATCCCGGCCGGCTGTTGTGATATTGCGCCACCCACTCTGACCTTTGGGAAAATACCCAAATGGGTCGGATATAAATGGAAATTGATCAGCCCGTAGGTGAAATATGGAACGCAAGCGCAAGCGTCACTTCAGCGACAAGATGGAAAAGTTCTGTCTTGCGTATGTCGAGACAGCCAATGCCGCCGAGTCCTATCGAATCGCCTACAACACCGAAAAAATGGCAACCGCCACCATCGGCCGCGAAGGCTACAACACTCTGCAGAAACCCCAGGTTCAGACCAGGCTCGAAGAATTAAGGAAGAAAGTCATGGAGCGTCACGAAATCACCGTGGACACGCTCCTTGCCGAACTTGAGGAGGCGCGCAAGGCGGCGCTCGGCGCTGAAACACCGCAAACCTCTGCGGCTGTCTCCGCCACCATGGGCAAGGCCAAGCTACTGGGCCTTGACAAGAAGATCGTGGAGCTCACCGGCAAGAACGGCGCTCCGATTGAAACCAGTTCTACGGTCACGGTCGACCAGAAGGCGTTGAGCTCTGTGCTGGGCTGCCTATGAGCAAGCTGCTCGACTGGGATGTAATGAGCAGCGCAGAACGACAAGCAGCAAAACTCATCAGCGAGCATTCACCGCTGTCGTTCATGCGCGTTTTCTTCCAGCTGAACCAGGGCATGAAGATGCTCTGCAACTGGCACCACCGCTACATGGACCACACAGCATTGAGGGTGCTTTCTGGCGATCTGAAGAACGTAGTTTTCAACATGCCGCCCGGCGGCACCAAGACCGAATTCTGGTCAATCCATGTGCCTTCATACGCCATGACCAAGTTCGACCGCACGCGCACGCTCAACGTCTCCTACTCCAAGGCTTTGGTTGAGGAAAACTCGAACCGCATCAAGTCGATAATCACCAGTAATGAATATCAGGATTTGTGGCCGTGCGACCTGGGGAAGGCCGATGTGGCCAACTGGGTCATCACCGACGAGCGCGGGCGCAACAAGCATCAGATATTCAGCAGATCCACTGGCGGCCAGATCACCGGTGTGCGTGGCGGCTACATCTCAGAGGGCTTCACCGGTTTCATAAATCTGGATGATCCGGAGAAGGCCGATAGCGCCTTCAGCGCAACCATGCGGGCCAAGGCCCAGCGGATTGTCACCAATACCCTGCGTAGCCGCCGGGCATCACCAGACACGCCTGTCATCTGCACGCAGCAGCGCCTGCACACCGATGACGTGTCGGGCTTCCTGCTCAAGGGCGGGATGGGTCTGGACTTCGCGCACATCAAGGTTCCTGCGCTGGTCACCCGCGAATACATCGCCAGCTTGCCGGATGAGATCCGCGAGCACGCCGAGCGTGATGTTTTCGGCGCCCCGTCAATCGTCCGCGGCGGCGTCGAGTATTGGTCGTACTGGCCGGCCAAAGAAACTGTCGTCGACCTGATGGCGCTGTGGGATCGTGACCCATACACCATGGTCAGCCAATACCAGCAGGAGCCGGTGGCGCTCACTGGGGGCATGATTGATGCCGACTGGTTCAAGACATACGAGCAGTTGCCTTTTCTGGTTTGGCGCGGCGTGTACGTCGATACCGCACAGAAAACGGGCGAGCAGCACGACTTCTCGGTGTTCAACCATTGCGGCCTGGGGGTTGACGGAAACCTCTACATCATCGATGTGCACCGCGGCAAATGGGATGCCGGCGATCTTGAAACGGAAGCCCTACGCATCTGGCAGAAGTGGAGGGATTGGGATCCGTTCCGGCCCGCCGTGCTGCGATATATGCGGGTAGAGGATAAATCGTCAGGCACTGGACTGATTCAAACCATCAGCAAGAAAGGCTCCATCCCAATTGAGCCTCAGCCCCGCGGACCGGCGGCAAACAAGGTTACCCGATGCATGGATGCGGTGCCTTGGATCAAGTCCGGCCGAGTTTTCGTGCCAGCAATTTTCGATGACCAGGGACGAAAGATAGAGCATGTGAAGGATCATCGCGGCGAAACAATCGCCAGCACCGACTGGGTCGCGCCTTTCCTTACAGAGGCATCAGCCTTCACGGCCGATGACAGTCACGACCACGACGACCAGGTAGACACCATGTTCGACGCAGTCGCGGACATGCTCATCAGCAACAGCGGCGATTTCTTCTCCAGCAACTGGCTTTAACCCAAAACCCTAACCCGCCCCAACTTTCGTTGGCCGAACTCGGCTGCGCTCATTAAACACGCCCCAAGGAAATGACATGACTGACCAGACTCAGCGACTTGAGATTGCCACGGTTAAAGCAGAGGTCGGCAGTAACATCCTCAACCGATTCTCGAATGACGCGATCGAAGCGGACGAGATCCCGACAGACAGCGGACCAATCCCCAACCTGAAGCAGGTTATGAAGGTCATCACTGACAAGGCCAGCGTCTCCTCATCGATCTATCCAACAGTGGCGGCCGGCCTTGCGGCGACGGCAGAGGGCGCAATCTTTTTGGTCGCATCCAGCGAAGATGACGAAATTTACGCCGTATGGAAAAAAGTTGGTGGAGTGGCCGTCGATACCGGCAAGCGATCCCTGTCATCGCAGGCCGTGGAAGAAGCGAGAGAAGCGGCCCAGGCGAGTGCCGTAGCATCTGCCGACTCTGCGATTGAAGCCCAATCTGCGGCATCTAATGCGGCGGAAGAATTCCAGGCGATTTTCGATGCAGATCAAGCAGAGCGAGAGACTGAATTCAACGCGTTCATGGCATCTCTCGGCTATGAGTCTACATACCTGGTCTACGGCCCCGGTGTCATCGTCGAGCGTCAGACCCAGCTTATTCAGCGTGAGGGCGAGCTGTACCGAGTCATGAACGCATCAGACATTCCGCTTAACTTGACTGGAACCTGGTCCAGTGATTCGCCGAAGCTTCAGGCTGTCGGGGATGCAGCGCTAAGATCAACTCTCGCTAGTGCCGAAGGAGCCGGTCATGTGGGCTATGGATCTAGGACGGTGGGTGATCGGCTTGGAGACACTGTAAACCCCAAGGATTTCGGTGGCGTATGTGACGGCGAGAGATATCCGCTATCCGATCGGTTCGCTACCTTGGCGGCGGCCCAGGCGGTCTACCCGCACGCCACGTCTCTGACCAATACCATCGACTGGGCCGCGTTCCAGGCGGCACTCAATACTGGCTTGCCTGTTCGGTACAGCGGAACCCCATTAATCAACAAGGAACTGAAAGCAGTTCCTGGTAACGTAAGCATTACCGCCGAGCCCGGGGCACTCATCGACGCTACAGCAAGCGACTTTGTAGGCGTGAACGCCATCAGCTGCACGGGCTCAATCACTCAGATTGCATCTCTGGCATCCAACGTCACCGCGGGGTCTCATGCGCTTCCCTTTGCGACACCGCACGGCCTCGTCCCTGGCGACTGGATTTGCATCTGGAACCCAGTTGGCACCAGTTTCTCGGCGTTCCGCAGCTATTACCATGCGGGCGAATGGGTGCGCGTGGACAAGGCTCCTACGACGACGACAGTGAATCTAACGGGAAGCCTGTACGCCGATTACTTGGCTGCAGGCGTGCAGATTTACAAACTTGCAAAAAACGATGTGACGCTAATCGATGTTTACGTCCGTAGCGGAACGACTGCCACCAACACAATTTTCCTCGAGTCGATCACCAGGTTGAGAACTCGAGGTCTCCGCGCAAACGCGCAAGGTGAGGCGGGTATTGTGATATCGAAAACGCCTGACGGGGTGCTGCTGGACGGGTCGGCATTCAACCCCGGCACCAATGGAGATGATTACGGGATCATCACAGCGAACTCACAAAACATCCTGGTATCTGGTGGCCAGTACCACGCGCGCCGACACGGCTTTGCAATGGGTGGATATGCAGGACCAGGATGCGTGCCTTGTCGGAACGTGGTTGTCAATGAAGCCACGATCACAAATGATCAGGCATCGGGCGTGCACGCCGCTGACATGCACGGAAACTCCGAAAACTGCTGGTTTGTAAACTCTCACGTACGTGGCGGCGGCACTTGGCAGGGCAAGAATAATGGCTTTGTTGGTGGCAGTATTAGCGGAATGGATATCGGCTGCGTTATTTATTCGTCTGAAATGCTCGGCGGCAACTTCACGCTTGATGGTGTCGCGCTCTCCACGTTCAATAACCCACAAAGCACGGGTCGCGGGATCATTGACGTCGGCGGCCAGAACGATGCGCTCACAGCCAAGACCGACGGTCCGGTCAACCTTATCGTTAAAAACTGCACGCTGAATGGGAAAAACCTCACCAACTTAACGTTCTTCTTGCTGTTTCGAAATGCAGGCTCAGTGAACAAAATCAGTTACGACATTAATGGCGTAAATTTCAACGTGAACAATATGGGCTTCGTAACTCGAAGCGCGCTTGATTCCGGCACAGCGTCTTCAAATGGGTTCTCGATACAAGGCCTGTCAGGCAACTTGCCACAGGGGATCGCACTGCATGGCGCATCGTCGGGCACTTACACATCGATGCCTCACCGCCTGCCTGGGCTTACCTACACGCAGACCGTGACGACATCAACATCGGCAAGCTTCGTGATAGGCACGCCTATTGCTTACAGATACACGTATCCAAAGGTGCCAGCTGTTGTGGTGAGTACATCAAAAATCACGTTTATCGGGTCTATCACGCCAATTGCTGGCGCTGATCCAGACACCGAAACAGGATTTACTCCATCCATCAGGACTCCGAACGCTAGCAATTTCTCTGCTGCCGTCGCGGTCAAGTTGAATTGCGTGGTTGGGTTGTCGGAGTTTTAAGTGGTAAGCGGCCGGTCCACCGGCCGCAGTTTCAGGCGGGCTGACGCACGATAGCTGAACGAGATTTGAATTCACTGGAGGCCATGCCTAGGGCGACGGCCACCAGTGGATAAGCAAAGTATTTGCCGAAGATCAGCAGCACGATGGTGGCAGCGAGCATGCCCAGGCACAGCGCCGTGCCGCGGCTTCTGTCGCCGTAGATCAATGCGTTCACAGCGAATCGTTTTGTTGGCGAGTAAATCAACAGAAGGAAATACACGAAACCGAAAATTCCAAGTTCCTGCCACGCGGACAGGATGTTATGGATGTAGTAACCCGGTTCGTAGTTCCCGTAGTCCCCGAACACAGGGCTTTCAAGTATCTTTTCAAAGCCCTCTCTAGATATTTCATCCCTTACATTTGACGACTCGTCTTTAGACAGATCCATCAGTTGGGTGATTCGGTTGTCTGCCATTTCTGGATCAATTGAAGCTACTGCTACTAGGGCTATAGCCGCCAATGCAATGGCAACTATTGGCGTTACAATTCTGTACTTAGAGGCAGACGCTTCGAAGACAAGAAAGAATATAACCAGTCCTACAAACTCACTTCTTGCACTGTTCAAGTAAAGACAGATCATGCCGAGAGCAAAAAATACATTCCTGTAAAGTCGCGACTTTGTTTTTCCGATTGTGAGAGCAAGTGGGCAAATGTACGCAATCGCAAAGGTTTGATAGCTTGCAACGCTTTCCGGTGTTTCCGACAAAAGCTCAATGGAGAAGCGACCGCCAGTAGAAAGGTAAAGTATGGTTGCGCTCATTAACAGTGTTGAAACTGTTACTGTCTTTTTAAAAGTTTCATCTGTGATGTTTATGCTTTTGAATATATAAAAGCATACGAGCAGGTTTATGAATAGCAGGAAGTTAGATTGCGCATTCTCCACATGATAACCATTTATGTAGCTTATGGCTGATATGGAGCCGAACAAAAGCATGAATGCATAAAAGTGCAAGTCGTACTTTTTAACCTTCTTGTCTTTCATTGTTGCGATTGCTGAATGCGCCAAAAAAACCGACAGGAGCGCAGCACCCACGAAGCTTATATAGCCGCCAAGGACATGCGGTATGTACCCAATCCCGGTGCCAACGTGGTAGAAAAAGGCGCCAGGGAATAGCAGCACGAAAGCAAGCACGGCGAATTTTTCAATTTTCGTGGGCGTTATGGTGGTCGACAT